TTTTGGTCGAAAGAACGGAAAGACGGCGCTTAGCTGCTTTGTCTGCCTGCTGCATCTATGCGGGCCGGAGGCGCGGCCTAACAGTCAGCTATTCAGCGCGGCGCAGTCGCGTGATCAGGCCGCGATCCTGTTTGCCTTGGCGGCTAAGGTTGTGCGTATGTCGCCAAGCCTGGAACCGTTCGTGACGGTGCGCGACACGGCAAAGCAATTGGCCTGCGCTGACCTTGGGACGCTATATCGGGCGCTGTCGGCGGAGGCTTCCACGGCATACGGGTTAAGCCCTGTGCTGATCATCCATGACGAGCTGGGGCAGGTGCGCGGCCCCAGGTCTGAGCTTTACGAGGCGCTGGAGACGGCAACGGGTGCGCAGGAAAACCCGCTGTCGATTGTGATTTCAACGCAAGCACCAACGGATGCTGACTTGCTTTCGATGCTGATTGACGACGGGTTAAGCGGGGAAGACCCCCGCGTGATTGTGTCGCTCTATACCGCGCCGATGGATGTTGACCCGTTTGATGAGGCGGCGGTGAAAGCTGCTAATCCGGCTTATGGGGATTTCCAGAACCCGGTTGAGACCATGGCAATGGCCGAAGATGCGCGCCGTATGCCGTCCCGGGAAAGCGAGTATCGAAACCTGATCCTTAACCAGAGGGTCGAGGCGACGGCACCATTCATCAGCCGCAAGGTTTGGTCGGATTGTGCTGGCGCGGTGGCTGAAAGCTTTGCCGGGCCGGTATGGGGCGGGCTGGACTTGTCCGAGGTCGCTGACCTTACGGCCTTTGTCGCAGTATCGCAGGTGCAAACGGTTTGGCAGGTAAAGCCGACATTCTGGCTTCCAAGCCAAGGGCTGCGGGATAAGGCACGGTCGGACCGCGTGCCCTATGACGAGTGGAACAAGTCGGGCTTTCTGGAGACGACGCCGGGCGCGACTGTTGATTATGAGTTCGTCGCTGAATGGCTTTGGCGGTTTGCCCAAAGCTGCGACCTGCGCAAGGTTGCTTTCGACCGCTTCAACATGCGGCACTTGAAGCCATGGCTTTTAAAGGCCGGTTTCAGTGATGCGCAGGTGGAAAAGGACGGCCTGTTTGACGAGTTCGGGCAGGGCTTTATTAGCATGTCGCCTGCGCTGCGGGCGGTCGAGGCGGCGCTGTTGTCTGGCAAGCTTGCCCACGGCGGGCATCCGGTGCTGACGATGTGCGCGGCTAATGCCGTGGTGGCTATGGACCCGGCGGGCAATCGGAAGCTTGTGAAGTCGAAAGCGGCGGGCCGGATCGACGGCATGGTTGCCCTGGCAATGGCTATGGGCGTGGCTGGTAATGGCGAAAGCGCGGTGGCGCAAGCTGCCCCAAGGATCAGGTTCATATGAGCATTCTTGACCGCCTTTTCCGCCGGGTTTCCAACCAGGTTTCGGTGGATTCCTCGCTGATCAAGCGGGGTTCCGCGCTGTATTCGGCATTCACCGGCGGAACGACAACCTATTCCAACGTTCCCGCGTTGAATGAGGGTGATGCGTATACCATCCCGACCGTCGCGGCCTGCGTGCAGATCATCGGCGGGTCTATCGCTGGCCTGCCTGCGCATATCTACAAGCGCCAAGCGGACGGCGACCTGATCCGGCAATATAATCACCCGCTCTGGTGGGTGCTGAATGAGGAGTTCTCGGGGCGCTGGACGGCTGCGGCGGCATGGCAATACATGGTCGCTTCAAAGCTGTTGTATGGCGATGCTTTCGCAGAGATCAAGCGCGATGCAAAAGGCGTGGCATCTGGCTTTGTGCCGATCCATCCTTTGCGGGTGCAGGTGCTTACCGACCCGGATGGCGAGCGGCTGATTTACAAGGTGCAGCCTGATCAGACGATTGTCAGCCCATCGGACGCGGCGCGCGAGATTCGTATCATCAACGGCGCGGATATGCTGCACGTTCCGGGGTTTGCCTTCAACGGTCTTCGCGGCCTGTCGGCTTTGCAGTTCGCCCTGCGGACATCGGGCAATTTGGCGCTGAATGCGCAGACGTTCCAAAGCCAATTCTTCAAGAACAGCGCCCGCCCAGAGTATGTGCTGCAATCTGATGGCGCGCTGACTGATGATCAGTTCAATCGCCTCAAGGAAATGATGGACGGGATGCGCGGGCCGGATAATGCCGGGTCGCAGATGATCCTTGAAGGCGGGCTGAAAATCCAACCGCTAACCATGCCTCTTGAGGATGTGCAGCTTCTGGAAACCCGCAAGTTTGGCGTGGAAGAGATTTGCCGTGTTTTTGGGGTTCCGCCCTTCATGGTTGGGCATCCGCAGGCAAGCGCCTGGGGCACGGGCTTGGCTGTCATCGGTTCAACCTTTGTGCGCTATGCGCTGCGGGATCACCTGACGGCGTTTCATAACGAAATGAACCGAAAGCTTTTCCCCCGGTCTGCTTTCTGCATTGAGTTCGATACGCTGGAGCTTGAGCGCGGGGATATGGGCGCGATGATCGAGGCCATGCGGGCAGGTGTTGGGCGTGCTGGGGAACAGCCGCTGATTAGCCTGTCTGAGGCACGGCAGATTTTGCGCCTGCCCAAGGAAATCCCCGGCGGCGCGCCACCGGTTAATGCGCCCCCTGTGGCACCTGATCCGACCAAGTAGGAGGGCGACATGGCCCGCATGAAATTGACGCTCCCCGGCAATGACGGGGCGGCGGCGTCCAGCTTTGCCCATGTGAAGATGCGCCTTGCGAACAAAGGGCGCGGTCAGTTCAAGGCCGAGGCTAACACGCTTTGGCTTTATGATGCTATCGCAGGCAGCGACGAGGAGGCCGCATGGTTTGGCGGCGTCTCGCCAACGGCTTTCATCGAACAGCTTGCTGCCATGTCGGGCGATGTGGTGATCCGGGTCAACAGCCCCGGCGGTAGCGTCTTCGGTGCGCAAGCGATGGTTGCGGCCATCAGGCAGCACAAGGGCAAGGTAACGGCACAGGTGGACGCTCTGGCGGCGTCTGCGGCTTCGGTAATCGCTGTCAACTGCGCCGAATGCGTCATGGTCCCTGGCGCGATGCTGATGATCCATAAGGCTTGGGGGATGACGGTCGGCAACTGCGACGACATGCGCCAGACCGCCGACCTTCTGGACAAGATCGACGGCACCATTGCGGACGCTTACGCCAAAAAGACCGGCTGCACGCAGGCCGAGGCACTGGCGCTGATGGCGGCTGAAACTTGGATGACCGCGCAAGAGGCAGTGGACGCCGGTTACGCAGATAGCGTGCTGGAGGCTGACACGCAGGCCCCGCAAGCGCGATGGGATCTGTCTGCATTCGCCCGCGCCCCGCAAGCGGCTGCGGCCCCCACGGCTTACAATGACGCCGATGTTGCCTATGCAACTGACATGGCGGCGCTGCATCGGCAGGCGGTCACTATCGCTAAGGCCGCGATTGCCAGCGGGCAGGATGACTGCATCGCCGGTTACGCGGGCGAGGCTCTTTCCGATGCGCTGGAGTGCATTGAAGACCTGCAAGAATGGATGGGCGAGCGCGGCCTTGGTGGCCAGCCCATGCCCGAACCCGAAGACAAGATTGACGCGGAAGCGGCCCGGCAAATGCGGATGCGCATGGCCGATGCGGCGCTGCGGTCTGCCCCCATCTGAGCGCGCCCCGCGCCAGATCAACCCCCACCAATGAGGTGAACCAATGTCGCTGCAAATCGCACGCGAAGAGCGGGCGCGCATCGCTGCCCAAATGCAAGAGCTGTCGGCCAAGAAAGACTGGGACGTTGCCACCGATGGCGCGGCCTGGGACAAGGCCGTCAACGACCTGAACGCCAAGGATTCGCAGATTTCGCGCATCCTGGCGGCTGACAAGGCTGCTGCGGAAGCCGCTGGCACGATGACCATTTCCGAACGCGCCGAACAGCGTGGGCGCGACACTGGCAACAAGGGCCTGTCCATGTATGCGCGTTGGCTCAAGGGCGGTGATGCCGCCATGACCGCGCAAGACATCATGGAAATCCGCAACACCATGTCGACATCGACCAACTCGGAAGGTGGTTTCACCGTCCAAACGAGCGTGGCGCAGTCGGTTATTGACTACATGAAGGCTTACGGCGGGATGCGGTCGGTGGCGCAAGTCATTTCGACGGCGGAAGGCAATCCGATCCAATTTCCGACCTCTGACGGCACGTCGGAAACCGGTGAATGGATCGGCCAAAACACCACGGCAACCGCTGCCGATGTGGTCTTTGGCGCGGTGACTGTCTCGGTTTTCAAGGCTTCGTCCAAATATGTGACGGTTCCTTACGAACTGCTGCAGGATTCGCAGGTTGACGTTGAGGCCTTCGTCAATCAGCGCCTTGGCACCCGCCTTGGTCGCCTGATGAATACCGCCTTCACCGTCGGCACTGGCACGGGCCAGCCCAACGGTATCGTCACGGCGGCGTCGGCTGGTGTGACCCTGGGCACGGGCAACACCACGTCGTTCACCTATGACGGCATCATCGACCTGATCCACTCGATTGACCCGGCCTATCGTGGCGGCGCGGAATGCGTCTTCATGATGAACGACAAGTCGATCCAGGCGATCCGCAAGCTGAAAGACGGCCAGTCGCGCCCGATCTTCGTGCCTGGTTATGACGCGACCTCGGGCAGCGGCCCCTATGCGCAGCCCGACCGCCTGGCTGGCTATCGCATTGTCCTCAACCAGGACGTTGCAGTCCCGGCGGCAAATGCGAAGTCGATCCTGTTCGGCGATTTCTCGAAATACCTGATCCGCGATGTGATGAATATCACCATGTTCCGGTTCACGGATTCGGCCTTCACGATCAAGGGCCAGGTCGGCTTCTTGGGCTGGGCGCGTGCTGGCGGCAACCTGCTGGACGGCAACGCGGTCAAGTATCTGGTCAACTCGGCCACCTGATCAACCAAGGGCGCGGCTTCGGTCGCGCCCTATCTTTTGCGGGGTGTCCTATGGTTTACCGTCCTCAACAGCGCATCTTTATGCCTTCGGCTGCGACTGTGGCGGCGGTGTCTATCCTTGACCTAAAGGCCCACTTGCGGGTGGATCATGACGCCGAGGATGATGTTATTCAGGGCATGGGCTTGGCCGCTGAGGCTCTGGTGGAGCAATTCACGCAGCGGCTCTTGACGGTGCGGGCCTGTGTGCTGAACCTGCCGGGCCTGCCGAACGGCCTTGAGCCTGTTGAACTGCCGGGCGGTGAAGTCGCTG